GAATGTTCGCCTGGCTCGCCTGTACACTCTCCTGATGCAGTTGGTCGTTATCGTGCGACTAAGCCTGCATCGTGGGCATCTCTTGTTACTGAACCTGTTGTTGTAGCACCTGTTTCCAACCCTAAGCCCCGCGTTGTTGCTGCCGCTGCGCCTCTTGCACCTCTTCCTCCGCTTGCATTCAAACCAAGGAAGGCAACAGATTCAGCCGTGCCCAAGGAGGACAAGAAAAAGCTGTGGGGCGATACTGACTCTGAAGACGATGAAGAGTTTCTGCAGAGAGGAGGACTCGAATGAAATATTGAATTGCTACCGAGTGCAATCAATGAAAACAACAAAACAAAACAAAAATTTTTTCTTATTGTTTTATTTTTATATTATTTTTGAAATTTAGCATTAGCATAATCTTTTGCATGATTTTATTTTGTACTGTAGAATGCATGATATTGGTTTTACAACAAATAAATTATACAAATTTCCATCATAATAAAGTGAACGCAATAAATTAATAATCATCCTTGTTGGATTTTGAGATACAAGTGAAATTGAAAATTGTTCGGAAAATGAGTGGAATACTTGCCGAATATATTCATCAAAGATTACAAATATTTGTTCTTGAAATTCGTGAACTGAAGGAAAGTAATGATACAGCGCATATTTAACAGGAGTTGCTAATGAATAGATGTATGATTCGTCTGATGTTGCGGCAGCTACATCAAAATTATGTTTCTGCATTGACTGCATAAATGCGTACACCATTATTGCGTAGGTAGATAAAGCAATGCTGCTAATCAAGATGTTACACGGGCTATCGAATTTACCCACGGTTGTGTGCATCAACCAGCTTGCATATTTTTTAAATGGAAAATCAAATTTGCCACCAAATTGCGATGATGGCGACTGCGGTGATGGCGACGGCGACGAACCCGTTTTAAACGTATTTGACCTTTTAAACATGGTTATGTATGCATCTACTACATCATCAATGTTGTCATCCCATTTATGAATTTCTGCAATATAAGTAAATAAAAAATGAAGCGACGTTTTCAACACATTTGGAGTTGTTGCTCTCTTTTTTGATGTTGTTGCTCTCCTTCTTGACATTGTTGTTCTCCTTCTTGATGTTGTTCCTCTCCTTCTTGATGTTACTCTTGGTGTTACTCTTGATGTTACTCTTGGTGTTCCACCATTATGACCATTATGACCATTATGAATCTTTTTTTTCATTTTCATTTTCATTTTCATTTTCATTTATCGTTTGTTATGTTTTATTTGTTTGTTTGTAACATATATATTATACAAATAAAATAATAAATAATGGAGCTAAAACAAACGGCAGAAACGGCAGAAACGGCAGAAACGGCAGAAACGGCAGAAACGGCAGAAAATACTAATTTAATTCCGGCTCTTGTTCATTTGATTTGGTACGGCGTTGACGCACCAAGCCCGACCGACCATCCAAATAAAAAATACAGCCAAGGATTTGCAAGTGTATTAAAAAACTCAAACTGTCAACTGAAAGTATGGTCAAAAGCAGATTGCGAAAATTTAATTTTAGAATATCCTCAACATGAAGGAATTTATAACAGAGCTACAAATATTATGAAATTTGATATTATTCGCTACCTGATTATTTATCATTGCGGCGGAACTTACCTCGACGCCGATGTACTATTAAGGAAACCTCTTTCAAATATAACTGCAAATGAATGTTTCTTTGTTGAAAAAATTATTACGAATGCTACCAGTCATGAAGCCCGCTATGAACCCATTCGAAAGGGGATTCCTGAACACCCTGTCCGAATTGCAAATTATGTATTTTCATCCAAGCCTAAAAATCCGATTTTTATGGAAATATTGACGGAGATAAGGCGACGCATGCACATTCAATCCGCTCCTAAGAATGATTACGATGTTCTGTATTTAACAGGTCCGGATGTAGTCACCACAGTTGTACACAGACTTGCTTCTGTATCTAAAATAAAAATAAATATAATTCCGGAAAAGATATCAAGAAATATTTTCATTCATGTTTCTGCTGGAGAATGGAGACAAAAAAAATGATTTCATTTCATTTCATTTACTTGACTTTTTATTTTTTACGCCGCATTTTACACTGTAAAAAATATAAATTGAAAACTTATTATCTTACTTTACAATCATCAGTTCACCAAGCAACACCACCACAAGAATAATGACGCCCGTTACCAGACAAACCGCTTCCATCCACATTGCCAACCACACAAGTCGCTACGACTACTTGAATGCGGCAAGGAAAAACATCGCAACCGACGACAACAAGCAGCGGGACTACGACCAGGAATGCTTTGACGGTGGCGATGATGCCCGCATTTCAACCTCCACAAGAACAACCCGAAATTCAAAACTGAAGCACCAACAGCAAGAGCAGCAACAGCAGCAAACGGCCACCATCACCAGAAAATCCAAAACTGTCGCATTCGCAAACCAAAAACAAGAACAAGAACCAGCGCAAGAACAGCAGCAGCAGCAGCCCAAAGGCAAAATGCTCTCAAAGAGGCAGGCGAAAAAGTACGACGCACAAATCGAAGCAGACGAAGCGGCAAGCATCCTCGCATCCATCGCTGCTGCTGCAGCATCTGCTTCAAAAAAGGAGCGCACGCCTCCCTACTGGACACGCCAGCATGAGAAGGCAAAGGCGGGTGCTCGTCTCCAAAAGGCAATGTCGTCTGTTCTTCAGAGCGACTTCGAGTGTGAGTTCGTCTGAGAAGACAAAAAAAAGGTCAAGGGTTATACTAGTTTCCCTGACCAAAAATAAAACAAAATAAAAAGAATAAAACAAAAAAAGAATAAAATATTTTTTTGTTAGTTACTTTCATTTAAACACACCTAAATAATTAAATATGAATAATATGGTCAAATCAATTAGAAAAATAAATAAAAATTTTATAGAGTTTCTTTTATAGAAATTATGCATTTTATGTGAAGGTTCAAGTTTATTCTATTCTTTCTCTGCCTCTAAAAGTAACTCATAAATTAAAAATCCTGATACAAAAATAATAGCAGTTCTAAATGCTTCTAAAAAAATACGCACATATTTATTATCTTGTTTCATAGATTATATAATATATATACATATATATATATATCATATTGTTATTTCATTTTTTTGATGGTAATGTATTCTATTGTTGGTGCGCCATTTTATGACGAACGAAACCAATGTTATAAAAAAATTATTCGCATTAATAAAATGCCAAATGGAAATTTAACCCAGATTGTCAAACGCATTCGTTCCCCTCGATTGTCGCATTTTTACACCTATGGAGGCAGTGGAGGCAGTGGAGGCAATGGAGGAAATGGCGACTGTTGCGGTTCTGGTTCCAACGGTTTCAACCCGCCTTGCATTTTTGCAATATTTAATCCGAATCATAAAAATAAACTTTTAACGATTGACGAGCTTCCCGACCTCATGACATTTTTGGTTAATAATGGATACACAATTGATACGTCAATTACTAAAATGCTCATGAAATCCAATGTGAAACCGTCCAATGATTTGATTTGTTATGTGAGTTATCCTTAGCTATCCTTGATTCTTTTTACACGCTTTTAGAGCCATCTTTCATTTTTAAAAATCGTTTCAAGTCACAGAAGTTGAATTTAAATTCAAAATCGAACAAATCTTCCAACAACTCGAATTTAGGTTTGGTTGTTTTTTTTACTTTTTTTGAAAGAGACACGCACGATAACACAATGTTACGATTTGTATGCGGGTATTTATTGATATCATACCGGTCTTTTGTGCAATCAATGATTGTTTTTATAATGTTATCCGTCATATTATTTTGAAAAAGATAGTCAAAACATTCTCTAGCGCCGTGTTCATTATTCGAATATGCTAAACATTTTACAAGTTCTATCGCCATTGTTTTTCTCTCTGCATTTGTAATATCTAAATATTCAACGTGCTGCATCGCGTAACCGAATGCAGATGCCATGTTACACGGCATTAGAGGAAACAGTTTTTTCGATTCCATTTCATCTTTTAGCTCTGCAAAGAATTCTTCTCCTTTTTTTTGTGGTTCTTTTTCTTCATTTGTTTGTATTGTTTGTGTTGTTTGTGTTGTTTGTGTTTGTGACTGTTTCTCTTCTTCTTCTTCTTTTTCATTTATTTGTGTTTGTGTTAGAGGAAGTGGTTCTTTTTCTTCTTCTTTTTCTTTTTCTTCTAACTGTGGTTGTGGTGGAGGAAGTGGTTGACTTGTTTCATTTGTATAAGGTTCTCGAATTGATATAACTATCATATCATCATCCGACTCTTGCATTTCTTCAGATGTTGTTTCATTTTGTTCTGTTGTTGCACAATTTTCTTTTTTCTCTATTTCTATTTTTTCACAACTATTATTATTATTATTATTATTATTATTATTATTATTATTATTATTATTATTATTATTATTTTCTACTTTTTTAAACATTGTATTCTCTGCAGTTGCTGCGATTGACATTTATTTCTTTAACGTTTTGTTAACTCTTATAGATATAGATTGATAAAAAATAAATTCTATATTGGTTTAATTTATATTTTGATTTATCAGGGACAAGTGTGATATTATTATTATTATAAATCATTAAATCATCAAATAAATAAATAAAAAATATTTTTATTTGGCAATTCAATGCCTTTTTATTTTTTCTTTTTCTTTTGTTTTATTGTATTTTGTTGTTTGTTGATTTTTCAGTTTGAATCAGTGGCGGGGGGCGGCGGAAGGTACGGCGTCATTGCAATCATTGCAATCATCATCTCCCTGTTGGTGCCCATCACAATTGCCAACAGCATCATTGCTGGTGATTACAACATGACTCGAATCGGAAAATGAATCGTCGTTGTAGCCGCCGTAGCCATGATGGCTCACGTCATCGCTGCATTGTTGCTGCTGTTGCTGCTGCTGTTGGTACGAAGAACGACGGCGCTGCAGTTGTGGCTGGTGCTGTTGTTGTTGTTCAGGCTCCTGTGACATGACTCGAGCCATGTTGTCGTATGCCGAATTTGCCGCACCAGACCTTTGTCGGTACAGAGCTTCCTGATTGTCTCCGCCACATGAAAACAGCTGGTCATCACCACAGACGTAACCGGATGAATTAACGTAATCTTGAACGTGGTCATCAAGGGGTGTCAAATCACTCACAGATGTCGGCGTCTCATCATTGCACGACCTGAATCGTGCATTGATGTACATGAGCCCGTGCTCATCACTCGGAATGGCGCAAATGCAGACAATAAGGTCGGTCGTCAAATCCTTCAACGTTTCGTCATCCGCAATTCCATTCTGCTCCGCGAATTCCCTGATTTCATCCTTTAGTTCGGTTGCGCGACGAATGAGAGCATTCTTCTCTTCTTTGAAGCCGTTTTGTTTTGGGTCCCGTTGACTCCAATGGCTCGTTGCCATCATCTGCTTATGCGTCTGCTCACGACTTTTCAAATTCTTTGCATCACTCATGACCACCAAAACTTCCCAGCGCTTGAACTCCTTTTGCACATCGAGCGAGTGTGTCGTTGCCGATACAACCGGGAATGAAGTTCGAAAGGGGAAATTGGGAGGCTCGTCAAGGTTTGCATTGTCGAATGAGCGGAATTGCATTGACACGGAGATTGCAGTCACGCAGTTGTAGTCGTCATCGTTTTTGTCGTCTTCGTCATCTTCGTCGTCGTTGTCGGTCAAAATGTGGAAGGTTTTGGTTGTGTCGGCTGCAATGCGCTTCAAGGCTAGGGTTGACACTTCAAGACCCGATTCAATGTCGAGGAACTTTGCTCCCGTCAAAATAATCTCCACATCAGAAATTGAGGTGAACAGGTGCGGGCAGAAGATTTGTGCAAACATTGCTCCCATTTTGGTCGGATGGTCCAGAAACAAGTAGCTGCTCTTGTCGTTCACACTCGCCAAGTTCATCAAACATGCCGCCTTGTGCCCTGCACCGTAGCCAATGAACACGTGCTCCACATCGGCAAGAAGCATGCCCTTCAATTCATTTTCATTGATGTTGCCAAACGTGATTTCGCCATCCGTCATCATGATGTGCACAGTGGTCACGGTGTTGCCGCTTTCCTGGTCAGCTGCAGCTTGCTGTTCCATGATTTCGCGGTCGAGCTTGAATGATGCCTCAAAATTGGTCGCTGATTTGGTGCGGAGTTTCTCAACTGTGGAAGTTAGTTTTGGTGCGCTTTCTTCACTTACCTTGGCATTGTCGATGAAGATTTCTGCTTCATTGCTGAATGTGGTTAGCGTTAGCCAAAAATGCAAATCCGGACTTTCTTTCGAGGTGGATGCAAGAAACTCAACCATCTTTGCAATCGTTTCTTTTGCCAGCGCAAGACGACCCTGTTCCGTCATCGAACCTGAAACATCCAGCGAAACGTGAACTCGAAATTTTCCGCTCTTTTTGTGCCCTTCAGGAAAGGGGCTCGTTGTCAATTTGAGAAACCCGAAATGCTTTCCACTTCCGTCGGTCTCTTTATTCATCAGCTCGATTTTCACTTCAAACGGGGTGGTTTGAG